GCCCAGCGTAGTGCCTGTAATACCCGCCCCGGCGGACGTAAGCCGCGAGGCAGTCGTGCCGCCCATGTTGTCCTTGCCGGCAGTGACCCGGCCGCGCAGGTCCGGCAGCGCGATGGTCTTGTTCGCGGCCCAGTCGCTGTCGGCATTGGCGCCGCGGCCACCGGAAACGGCGGCCTCGCTGTTGGCCAGACTGTTCCACAGCAGCACGAACAGCGCATAGCAGTCGTCGTTCGCGCGCTCGGTGGCGGAGGAAGCCGCGCTGCCGATGGTGCGGCCGGAGGCGAGCACGTAGCCGGTCGGTGCCGTGCTGCCGATGTAGTCGGCGATCTGGCCGGTGACGGCCCCGCTGCCGCCGCCCACCGTCACGAACTGCGCCCCGGTGCAGTGGATCAGCTTGGTCTGGCCGGCAAGGATGGTGGTGGAAGTGGCGCCGTCGATCAGCTGCGAGAGCGAGGTGTTGACCGTGATGGTGCCGCTGCCGGTGTTGGCCACGGCCACGTTCCAGCCGTCGCCAAGCGAGACGGCGCTGGTCAGCGTCAGCGTCCAGGTGCCGGTGCAGTTGAGCACCTGCCCGCAATCGGCGGCGACGGCGGTGTAGGTGCCGGTTTTGGCCGTCGTGCCGGAGATCGGCACGGCCAGCGTCTCGCGGGCGAGCGCCTTGTTGCTCGAATCGCTGCCGAAGAGGTCGTTGAGGTAGCTGCGCAGCGTCGTGATGGCGGACTTGAAACCGCCTTCCGTTACGCTGGCGCCGGTAAAGTCGGAACTGGGGGGCAGGGTGGCCATTTATGCGCTCCACATCAGGGTTGAGTCGTCGGCGTTCCACATGTCGACGGTGTCGGTTGCGTTCCACATGAAGCCGGCGCCGAGCGCGTAGGCCGTTTCGGCCCACGGGCCGCGCGTGAGGCCGACGGCGGCGACGCGGATCATGGTGGCGTTGGAATAGAAGGCCATGCCGGTGAAGCTGGCGGCGCTGGGCTCGCCCATGCGCGTCCAGGTGCCGTCGCCGGGGCCCTGCTCGACGAGGTAGTGGTCGGCGCCGGCGGCGGGCTGCCAGCTGACGATCATCTTGTTCACGTCGTCCGGCATCGGGCGGGCGATGAGGCCGGTGACCACGGGCGCGGTGAATTGCGAGGGCAGCTGCGAACTGACCACCGGCGGCGTCACCGCGCCGGTGTCGGCGGCATGCACGCCGGGATCTTCGTTGATCGCCTCGATGGCGACGCGGAAGGGGCCGCGCGGGCGGATGGCGATGACGCGCGCCAGCTGCCGCCAGGTTTCGCCCCAGCCGAAGGTGTAGTGCGTGCGCTCCTCGTCCTGGCCGACGTAGGGCGTGAAGTCGGGCGCGGTGGCGAGCACGACGTGGTAGTCGCTGATGCCGATGGTGGCGGTGTAGGGGCCGGAGAGCGAGCCGTCGCGGCGGCGCAGGCCGATGTAGTGCGTTTCGGCGGGCTTCCACGTCAGCGGTTCGCTGAGGATGGCGGTTTTCGTGCCGGCGTCCCAGCTCACGATTTCACCGCCCTGGCCCCATTGCGGCAGATCATGGCTGATGGCGATGAGGTCGCCGTAGGAGGGAATGAAGCCTTCCATCTCCGTCTCGAACTTGATCACCGTGCGGCGGTAGCGGTTGCACGCCGCCATGTAGAGCCCTTCGCGGTACGCCTGGGCGCGGTCGACGCAGCCGAACAGATCCACCTTGGCCGGCTTGGCGGCGGTGCTGCCGGGCAACTTGGCGGGGACGCGGCGCGGGCGCCATGCGTCCTTGTCGAAGTAGGAAACCTCGACGGCATCGGCGGTGTCCGGCGTCGGCGTTACGAACTCGATGGCGAACGAGCCGCGCACGATGTTGCGCATGCCGTATGCCGCCACCGGCAGCGCCACTTCCTGATCGCGCCACACGTAGAGGATCGAGCCCTGCATGAAGGGTTTGGCGCGCCCGGCCTGCGCGATCTTGCTGACCGAATCCCACCAGGTGCCCACCTGGTCGAAGCGGCCGTCGAAGCTGTCGCCGCGCGCCGACCAGACGGCATCGAGCGCGAGCAGGCCGGCGAGATCGATGCGGCTGTCCGGCAGGCCGATGCGCTTGGCGCAGTAGGCGATCGCCCAGGCCGGCGAGCGCGTGGTCTGGTTGGCCGGCGACCAGGCGCTGCCGTCCCACACCGGCAGCTTGCGCGTGGCGATCATGTTGATCTTGCGCGCGGCCTGGTTGCTGAGGTTGTTGGTGGCGCGCATCTTCATGGCCACCAGCGTCACGTCGCCGAAGTTGTCGCTGCTGGTGAGGTAGGCGCGCAGGCCGGCCCAATCCAGCTCGTGGCCGGCGCGGCTGTTGGTGTCTTTCGAGTCGTTGCGCGTGAGCCGCACCTCGTAGCGGCCATCGGGCACGCCGTAGCTGTAGCTGCGGCGCTGCGGCGTCGTGGTGGCGGCGCTGATGGTTTCGGTGCCGAGCGTGAACCACGAACCGACGGCCACGCCGTCGTCGTCGATCTCGCGCGCCTCGGCGGTGAAGTTGACCGACTTGGCATCGAGGCCGCCGCTGTCGTTGGCGTAGTAGAGGCCGCGCGAGCAGACGACATCAACCGCGATGCGGTTGGCCACGGTGGTGGCCGCGTTGGCGGTAAAGGGGCCGAGCGTCGTGCTTGTCGTCGCTTCCTGACCGCTGACTTCGACCGAGGTCGACACCGCCGTCGGGAAGAGGTTCACCGCGTTGTACGGCAGCACGACCTCGTATTCGATTTCCTCGAAGTTGTCGATCGAGGTGTCTTCGACGCGGATGGACTCGATGTCGTATTCGCCCGTGCCGATGCACATCAGCTGGTAGAGATACTGCTCGTTGCCGGCGTATTCCACGTAGGGCGCGGCGGCGAAATCCGGGTAGCAGAGCAGGCGCCCGAAGTGCTCCGGGATGGCGCCGTCGATGCGCGCCATGTTGCCTTGCGCGGCGAGGCTGTAGGTGGGCGAGGCCGAGGCGTAGTTGGTGCTGCCGGCGCCGTTGGGGCTGGGCGGCTTCGGCGGCGGGATCAGGGCGTTGATGAGGGCCGAGCCGGCCATGCCGACGGCGGCGCCTAGCACAGAACTGCTGGCGGCAAAGGCGAGCCCGCTGCCGGCCTCGAACAGCGCCAGGTTGATCGCCTCGCCGATGCCGGGCGCGAAGACCGCCATCGCCACCGAGAGAATGATCTTCAGCGGGTTCGAGCCCTTGCCGCCCCCCTGCGGCAACAGCACCACGGCGAGCAGGTCGCCGGCTTCGACGGGCTGGTCCCAATCCGCGCGCAGCACGGCTTCGCCATTGCGCAGGATGATGAAGGGCTGGTCGGTCTGCGGCGCGATGGCGCGGATCGGCCCGGCGCAATCGAGCCGGCGCACCTCGCGGTTGCGCATCGGGTGGAACGGGTCGCGCACGGTGACGACGGTGGCGAAGGCGGGGCGCAGCGTGTCACGCATGGCGATAGAACTCCAGGCGGCCCCAGCCGCAGGCGGCGAGGCTCTTCTTCGTCTGGAAGACGACGCCGTCGCCCTCCACGCAATGCAGCACGCCGCCGCCGTCGGCGCCGATCCAGATGCCGACGTGGCTCGGGTGTCGGGCGTGCGCCAGCAGCACGGCGTCGCCCTCTTCCGGCGCGCCGGCCACCGGCTGCCAGTTCAGGCGCTCGGGGTTGTCGCGCACCGCGCGGGCGCAGGCCAGGCGGTTGAAGGCATCCACGTCGAAGGGCGGGATCTCGCGGCCGAAGCGCTCGCGCTGCACGCGCCGGAAGAAGCCCCAGCAGTCGTGCTCGCCGGCGCGCCATTCGTCGCCGATGTAGTTGGCGGCCCAGTGCTGCATCACGACACCAGCCCCGGGAAGCGCTCGCCGGTGTATTCCGTGGTCGGGAAGCGGCGGTTGTTGAGGTCGCCGAAGCCGGCGGTGGCGCGCACGCGGAACACGTCGGCCTTGATGTTGGTGAGCGTCATCACCAGCGGCGGGTCGTTCTGCGGGCCGCTGAGATCGGTGCTGAGGTATTCGCGGTAGGTGACGGTGATCGGCGTGGTGTCGGCCATCGCCAGTTGGATGTTGGCGAGGATCTCGCGCGAGACGTTGTCGAACTCGACCGTGCATTGCGGCACGCCAGCCGGCGAGACTTCAGGCTTGACGAGATCGAAGGCGAAGCGCACGAAGGTGACCGTGCCGCCGCCGTCTTCCAGATCGGCCTCGAGGTCGGCGTTGTCGCGCACGACGTAGATCGGCTGCGTGAAGGCGGCGTGGTTGATTTCGAGCGTGTGGTAGACCACCACGTCCGAAGGCGCGGCGGCGTAGGCTTCGGCCAGCGCCTGGGAGAGCGTGCTGTCGGGCATCAGCGCACCTCGAGCGTGGCCGAGACCTGCCAGCGGCCGCCACCCAGGAATGCCGCCTTGAACGGGCCAGCGAAACGGGCCTCCTCGGTGGTGCTGCCGCCCTTGCCGATGCGCAGCCCGATATAGAACCAGGCCGAGCCGCCGGCGGCGCCGGTGGCGTCGTCGTCGAACCATTCGCGGAAGGTCTGCAGCTCGGCGTCGGAGAATGCCCAGGCGACAGAAACCTTGTCCTGCCGCGCGGCGGTGCGGCGGCGGGCGCGCACGGCGCCCACTTCCATGTCGGTGCGGATGACGGGGTCGACGGGGTCGATGCCGTAGCCCTGCGCCATCGGCGCCGGCAGGGTGGTCGGCCAGGTTGCCATCAGTAAGCTCCCGCCACGCGGTTGAGGCCGTAGGTGGCGCCGAGCGCGGCCGGCACCGCGCCGTCGCCGCGGGCGATGTCGCCGGCGATGGCGCCCTTGACCTTCTCGACGAACACGTCGAGCACGTTCTGGCCGTTTTCCTGCCGCTGCTGCGTCTCGCCGCCCTTGCCGGGCGCCTCGATGATGTTGACGACGAGGCCCATGCCCCCGCCGCCGCCGTTCGGGATCACCGTGCCGGACATTCCAGGCACCAGCACCTCGGGGCCGTTCTCGCCGACCACGTAATACTGGCCGGGCACGACCGGGCCGCCGGTGGCGCGGCCGCCGCCGAAGCCGAGCGCGCTGCCGATGTCGGAGAGGAAGCCGCCCTCGCCGCCCAGGCTCTTGAACAGCGGGCCGGTGATGTTCTGGTAGATCGCCATCTGCAGCAGGTCGTTGATGATCGAGCGCGCGAGATCGCCGAAGCTGGCCTTGCCGTCGGTGACGAAATCGGCGAGCGCCTTGGCGCTGTTCTTGCCCCAGCCATCGATGGCGCGCTCGAGGTCCTTGAACTTGTCCTTGCCGTCCTCGGTGAGCTT